ATGGCTTATGATAAAACAAACCTACAACCGATAGGTGGACAAGCAAAAGCTGGAAATGCTCCTCAAATGTGGAGCTACACAGCACCAGGCACAGATGCGATTGCTGATATTAATACAGAAGGGTATTTCAATGATGCCTCTGATGTTTTGAAAGTCGGTGATTTAATCTATGTATATGACAGCAATACTCCTACTGCTAATTTAGTAGTAGTGTTAAGTAATGCTAGTGGTGTAGTAGATGTATCTGATGGAACAGCTCTATCAGTCGCAGACGCAGACTAATTAATAAATTTGAGGAGGCCCTTAATGGGCCTCTTCATTTATTTAAGGAATACTATGGCAAGTGGAGATACAAAAATAACGATTGTAAACCAGGCATTGGTGTTGTTAGGCTCAGACACAATTTCGTCATTTTCTGATACAACCAATGATGCTGCAAGAATAGCTGATAGTATTTATGAAACAATCAAAGGAAAAACTTTATCATTATATCCCTGGTCCTTTGCTCTTGTAAAAGAACAACTAGCAAGATCAACAGCAACACCAGTAAATGAATGGACTTATTTATACCCTTTACCCTCAACTGCTGTAAGTGGTACAGCACTACAAGTTTATAACTCAAGCTCAACAAGAGTATTGCCAATCCAAAGCTATGAATTAGTTTATACAAGCTCTGGACCAGCTATAGCTACTAACGAAGATAAGATCTACATTGATTATATATCAAGTGTTGTATCCGAAGGCTTGATGCCTAATTATTTTGTACAGCTTTTAGTTTACATGTTAGCCTGGCATTTAGCTGAACCAGTAACAGACCAAATCACAAAGGCAGAATACTGGAGAGGTGTAGCTTTGGGTTCATTAACTGAAAATGGAAGGGGTGGGTATTTTCGCCAGGCATGTAATATAGATGGTAGAGGTAAACCAAATTATGCAATAGTAGATTTCCCATTGACAGATGTTAGATGAGCAGAGCTGTAACTATACAATCAAACTTTACTACCGGTGAGGTAGATCCATTATTAAAATCAAGAATAGACATCAATCAATATTACAATGCATTAGATCAAGCTCGTAATGTACTTATCCAACCACAGGGTGGTATAGAAAGGAGACCTGGTTTACAATTTTTATTTGAGGTACCAAGTGCTGCTAATCCACAAAATGGAATGAAACTTGTACCTTTTGAATTTTCTACAACACAAAGTTATATGCTTTTGTTTGTACATAATAGAATTTATATTTTTAAAGATAAAGAATTAGTAACTAACATAAACTCAAGTGGTAATGATTATTTAACAACAACGATAGGATCTACTACACTTGCAACATTAGATCATACACAATCAGCTGATACTTTAATTTTAGTACAAGAAGATATGGCTCCAAAACAATTAGTCAGAGGTGCATCTCATTCTAGTTGGACTATAACTGATATTACATTTGACCATATACCAAATCATGCATTTACTATTTCAACAACTACAATCAATCAAACAATAACTCCATCAGCTGTTGATGGTAATATTACTCTTACTGCTGGAGGATCTTTCTTTACATCAAGTCATGTAGATCAATATGTAGAAACTAATGATGGTTTAGGAAGAGCAAGAATAACTAGATTTGTTTCTAATACATCAGTAGAGGCAATAGTAGAAATACCTTTCTTTAATACAAGTGCAATAGCATCTGGTTCAACTTTTTTAGAAAGTGGTTACGAGGCATCTTGGTCTAGTACAAAAGGTTATCCAAGAACAACTACATTCCATGAAGGTAGATTATATTTTGGTGGTGTTAAATCAAGACCAAATACAATCTTTGGTTCAAGAGTTGCAAGGTTCTTTGATTTCAATCCTGGTGAGGCTTTAGATGATGATGCTATTGATGTAACAATATCTACTGATAGTACCAATGCAATTACAGGAATGTTTTCTGGTAGAGACTTACAGATCTTTACAAAAGGTGGAGAGTTCTTTCTACCTCAATCTACTTTAGATCCTATTACACCTACTAATGTTGTTATCAATGGTGCAACAAGAAGAGGATCCAAAGAAGGTATCAAACCAGTTGGTGCTGAAAGTGGAACATTATTTATTCAAAGAGCTGGTAAATCATTAAGAGAGTTTTTATTTAGTGATGTAGAGCTGTCATACATATCCAACAACATATCATTATTATCATCGCACTTACTGAAATCTCCATCAGATATGGCTTTGCGTAAAGCAACATCAACTACTGATGGGGATCTTCTTTTGATTGTAAATGATACTGATGGATCTCTTGCATCTTACTCTATCTTAAGAGGTCAGAATGTTATTGCTCCAAGTTTAAGTACAACTGATGGTACTTTTGTAAATGTAGGAGTAGATGTAGATCAAATCTATTTTGTAGTAAAAAGAACAATCAATAGTGCTACAAAGTATTATGTAGAATGTTTTAATGATGACAACACTACTGATAGTGCAAAACTATTAAGTGGTGGCAGCAAACCATCAACTACTACTGTAACTGGACTATCACATCTTGAAGGTAAAACTGTTAAGGTTATTGCAGATGATAGTATGCAAAATGATAAGGTAGTAAGTTCTGGTCAGATAACATTAGATGCAGTACCAACAACTTATGTAGAGATTGGTATAAACTATACACCTACTGTTAAGACTTTACCGGTAGAACTTAAATTACCTAGTGGTAACATCATGGCACAAAAGAAAAGAATAGTAGAGGCAACTGCTAATTTATATCTCTCGCAAAATCTTACATTAAATGGTAATGATTTATTATTCACAGCGGGAGATTTTTTTACAGGAAAGAAAAGAAAGAAACCAATGCTTGGATATGATAGAGATGGTCAGATAACATTTTCCCAATCTGAACCATTATTTTTTACATTATTGGGAATAGAATTTAAAGTGAGTGTAGGACAATGAACCCTTGGACAGTAGTAGCAGTAGTAGCATCATTTGGTAAAGCATACGCAACTTATCAATCTGGTCTAGCCCAAAAGGCTTATTATGATAGTCAAGCTGATGTTGCTAAATTAAAATACAAATCAAAAGAAATTGAGGCTAAAGAGGATGGTGTTAAAGTTTTAAAAGAAACAAACAAGTATTTATCAGAGTTGATTGCAAAAGGTGGATCAAGTGGTTTTATGCCTATGGAGGGATCTATGGAGGTTGCACAAATAGTATCACTCCGATCTGGATCTACTGATTTTTCAGTTACACAAATCAATCAAGAACTTGCAAATAATTTAGGATTAATAGAATTTGCAAATCTAAAAGCTGCTGGTAAAAATGCAAAACAAGCTGGTATCATGGGTGCTATATTTGGATTAGGTACAGATATGGGAACAATAGCATCAGCTGGAGGATTTGAGGGAACAGTATTAGATTTTCCAGATATTGATATTCTAAAAAAAAAGGATAAAGCATAATGGCAAAAAGAAAAGTCTTTGAAGGATTAAATGTAAAAGCCTATAATTTTCCATCAATAGGATTTGAACAATTTAGAGTTCAATCACAATCATTAGATAATTTAAACTCAAGAATTAATAATGTTTTAAAGTTTGCAGTTGGTAAAGTAGAAGAGCAATCAAAGATTGATGCTTATGAATATGCTGCATCTAATCCACTTACAATAAGTGAATACTTAAATGCAGATCCAAATGAAAGAAACAAACTATTACCTAAAGGTGGTAATGTTTACACTAATACTTTACGAAATGCTCAAATAAACTTTCTTGCAACTGATGTACAAATAGCAGCGAGTAAAGCTATTACTAAACTAGAAGAGAAAGCAACTCTAAATGAAATGAGTACCGATGAGTTTGAAAAAGAATTAAATAGTATTGTTAATGGTTACACTCAATCCTTTTTAGAAATAGATGCCGAGGGAGCTGTAACAGTAAAAGCAAAACTAGCTACAATGGCACACACATCTCTTAATAGTTATTCTGCAACTAATTTAAAAAAATTAAAGGCTATAAAAGATGCAACTATAACTGAATACGCAACTGATACAGTAAACAAAATTGCAAAGACAATAATGGCTTATGGTAGTGAAATAAAAATTTATGATGATACAGATCCAAATAATCCAATATTAGAAAAAACAATAGATATAGATGAACACTTTAAAAAAGAAAAAGATAGAATAGCAGTTGAGCTGTTAGTCAAAGGATATAAAAAAATAGATGAGTGGTCAGCTGCATGGGATAAAGAAGTAATAAAACAAAAAGTAAATTATCTTACAACTTACTATGATAAACCTGGAGAAGAGATCTCTGCTAGTGAGGCAGTAGAACTAGCTAAAGGTGCAAAGACAGGATTGTTCAATGGTAACAAAGACTACCAAAAAATATACAACTCTTTACCAGAAAGAGAACAAATAGAATTTAGAAATCAAGTTAGAACTTTTAGAGATAATATTATTAAAGATGTAGATCAAAAAGAAAAAGCAAAAGAAGCTGATTATGCATCTATTATACAAAACCAAAAAATTGCGTACTATGAGGCAAAATTAGATAACGATTATGCAACTGCAAAAAAAATAGTAGAAGAGATAGGAAAGTATAGTGGTAAAGTAAAAGAAGAACTATTAATAGATTTAGAAAAAGAAGAGACATCTGGTGGTTTTACAGATCCTAAAATGTTTCTTGCATTAGAAGAGGATCTTGTAGCTGGTAGCTTAACTGATGCGGCTATAACATCAGCATGCGATGCTAGAAAAATTACTTGGAAACAAAAGTCAGAGTCTACTTTCGCAAAAGAACAACGACAAACTACAACTTTCAAAGCAGC